GCGAAGTGAGTGGCAAAACGGTTGTGCTGCCGAACGCGCAGTTCACCGGTGCGGGCGATGCCGACGGCAACGCTGAAATTTCATACAAGATTTAAGGATCGAAAATGCAGACTTTTGACCAACGCACCGTTGATTCAACAGGTGCTTTCCTGGTTGGCGAGCTCGAGCGTCTCGACCAGACGCTGAACGCGCCGCTGGTAAGCTACACCTGGACCCGCGACATTCAGCTGCGCGAAGACGTGTCGATCGCCGATGACATTTCCAGCTGGACAAATACCAGCTTCGCCGCCGCCGGCTCCGGTGCTAACCCGAACGGTAAAAACTGGGTGGGCAAGGACTCCACGGCGATCGCAGGCGTGAACGTCAACATTGATAAAGACGGTAATCCGCTGAACCTCTGGGGGATGGAACTGGGCTGGACCATTATTGAGCTGCAGGCAGCTCAGCAGGTTGGCCGGCCTATCGACACCCAGAAGTATGAAGGCATGCAGCTGAAATGGCAGATGGACAACGATGAGCAGGTTTACATCGGTGACAGCGCGCTGAATCTGAAAGGCCTTCTGAACCTGACCGGTGTCGCGCCAAATAACGCGCCGAATACCTGGGCGGCATCCACCAATGATGAAATTCTGGACAGCGTCAACTCAATTCTGACCGACGCGTGGAAAGCCTCGGCCTATTCGGTGGTTCCTACTGAACTTCGCGTACCACCAGAGCAGTATGCGCTGCTGGCGAGCCGGAAAGTCTCTGAAGCGGGCAACATGTCGCTGCTGACCTATCTGTCTACCAACACCATTGCGTTCCACAACAACGGCATGCCGCTGGAGATCAAAGCCATCAAATGGCTGAAAGGTCGCGGTGTCGGAGGAAAAGACCGCATGATTGCCTACACCAACGATAAAAAGTACGTCCGTTATCCGCTGGTGGCGCTGCGCAGTATCCCGATCCAGTATCGCGGCCTGTATCAGCTGGTAACTTATTACGGCAAGCTCGGTGCTGTTGAGCCGGTTTACCGTGAAACCATTGCCTACACTGACGGCATTTAACCTTCACACAGCCCCGTAAGGGGCTTAGCAGGAGTCTGAAATGGCAAAGAAAACACAGGTAGAAATTCTGGTACACACGCCGTTTACCTTTACCAACGATAAGGGGGAAAAAACGCCATTCCCGGCCGGGCGCCATACCGTTGACAAAGACGTCGCAGAGCATTGGTTTGTAGTAGCGCACGCTGACCAGACCGGCAACGCGACAACGAGCGGCAGCGATGACGAGCTGCTGGCGCAGATCGAGAGCCTGAAAACTCAGTTGGCGAACCAGGTCAAACTGAACGGCGATCAGGCCGAATCAATTGCCGCCAAAGATAAAGCACTGGAAGTGTTAACAGCAGAGCTGGAAACGCTGAAAGCCGCTGGAGCTGGAGCCGATGTCAAAAAATGAGTCGCTTCCCTCAATAACTGATTTTCGCACCGCCTTCCCGCAGTTCGCTGACGCTACCAAATATCCCGATCCTCAAGTCGAATTTCGCCTTAACCTGGCTGACATAATGCTGAGCGAGAAGGTCACCGGCAAAAAGATGTTCCCGTATTTAGTCGAGCTTTTCGTGGCGCACTACATGGCGCTATGGCTGGCTGACAGGAATGCGGCAGCGGTCGGTGGTGCTGGTGGCTCAACCAACGGTGTGCAGGCGTCGAAATCGGTGGATAAAGTCAGCGTGAGCTATGACACCGGCGCAACGCTGAATCCTGATGCCGGTTTCTGGAACAACACGCGCTACGGCGCTGAGTTCTGGCAACTCATCATCATGTTTGGTGCCGGAGGTCGTCAGTTGTGAAATCAGGTCTCACCATTCGCAGCGATAACGCTGCAGCTGTTCTGGCCTCACTTAAAGCCATCGCGGCCAAAGATGTGCTGGTGGGGATCCCCGAGGACAGAAGCGAGCGTGATGATGTTCCGTTCGGTAATGCCGGTATCGGCTACATCAACGAAAACGGCTCTCCCGCGCAGAACATCCCCGCGCGCCCGCACCTCGTTCCTGGTGTGCGGTCAGTTCAGGATCAAACGGTGCCGCACCTCCGCGCTGCTGCTCAGGCAGCGATGAGCGGTAATGCCGCTGCTGCTGATCTGGAACTGAACCGCGCCGGCGCACTGGCGGCGAATGGTGTGAAGCGGTACATGACCATCACAGCATTTACGCCCCTCGCTGAACGCACCATTGATGCACGCATTGCCAGGGGGCGAACCGGTGACAAGCCGCTGATTGACACCGGCCAGTACCGGCGCGCCATCACTTATGTCGTGAGGAAAAAAAATGCCAACTCTTGATGTTAGCGATGTGCTTCTCTCGCCTGAATTCCTCGACACCGAACTCTGGTACCGCCGGAGCGTTCAGTCAGTCGATAGCGACGGCTTTCCCGTTAATGATGAAACGCGCCAGCAGTTCGGCGGCGTTGTTACGGTAGACCGCTCACTTGAGGCAAAACGCATGGAATCGGGGCAGGTAATCGCGGGTGCAATCCTGGTAATCACACAAACGCGGCTGATTAGCGGGAAAACTGCGCTTGACGCTGACATCGTAGAATACGCCGGCGCGGATTATCGCGTGACGTTTGTTGATCCTTATCCCCGATATGGTGCGGGCTTTGTTCAGGCTCACTGTGAACTGCAGCCATTCGATGGTGGCGCAAATGAGCAATGACAGCACGCAACCTGGTTATCTGACGCCTCTTAGCGCACCGCAGGCTTACGACGAAACGCTCGAGCGCGTCCTCAGTCGATGGGTGAAAGCTCTGTCTGGTTTACCGGACAGTATGGTCCGTCCTCGCTGGACGCCGGTACAGGCAGCAATCCCCGCGCAAAACGTTGACTGGTGCGGATTCGGCATCATCGGCTTTACCTCTGATGCCTCGCCAGCGTTTGTACTGCAAACCGATGACGATACCGAAATGTGGCGCCATGAGATCGTGGAATGTATGGCCTCATTTTATGGTCCGTCAGGCCAGCAAATCGCCGCGCTGTTTCGCGACGGTATGCAGTTACCGCAGAACAATGACGAGCTGAACAGGTTCGAACTCTCCTTTTTCGATGTGAGCCAGGTGACGCCTTTCCCTGAATTAATCAATAACCAGTGGGTGCGCCGCTACGACGTAACCGTCCGTTTGCGGCGCAAAGTGATCCGCAAGTACGGCATCAAATCGCTGATCGATGGATCAGTATCAATTTCTGGAGAATAACTTATGGCACAGGGCTTACCTGTTTCCAACGTGGTCAACGTTGATGTGATTCTGTCGCCCACAGCGGCGTCAGGTCGTAACTTTGGCTCGCTGCTCATTCTCGGCACTTCCACCGTGATCCCTGTGTCAGAACGCATTCGCCTTTATACCTCTTCTGAGGATATCGGTGCTGACTTTGGGGTGGACAGTCCTGAGTATGAAGCCGCGCTGGTGTTCTTTTCACAGTCACCAACCCCGACGCAGGTCTATATTGGCCGTTGGGCTAAGACACTCACCTCTGCTGAAAGTGGAGGCACAGAATCCCTGTTACAGGCCGTTAATGCCGCTCTGCAGTTCACCAACTGGTATGGGCTGGCGGTCGCTGATGACACTGAGCTGGAAGACACGGATCTGCTCTCTGTCGCAGCTGCTATCCAGGGCTCAAGCCTGAGCAGGATCCTCGCCGTAACGACGGGGAATTCAAAGGTACTGGACAGCACCGATACAACCAACATTGGTTATAAGCTGAAAGCGGGCAGCTTCGGACGCACATTCTGGCAGTACAGCTCAACCAGTAAATATGCTGCGATTTCAGCGTTCGGCCGCGCTTTCACAGTGAACTTCACCGGCAGCAACACCACAATCACCCTCAAGTTTAAGCAAGAGCCCGGCGTAACTTACGAAACGCTCACAAGCCCGCAGGCCGCGGCTATCGATGCTTTCAATGGCAACGTATACGTGTACTACGCAAACGATACGGCGATTTTGCAGCAGGGTGTTATGGCGAACGGTGATTTCTTCGATGAACGCCATGGGCTGGACTGGCTGCAGAACTATGTGCAAACCAATTATTTCAACCTGCTTTACACGTCGCTCACCAAAATCCCACAGACCGACGCGGGCGGTACTCGCCTGCTGGCCAACGTAGAACAGTCGATGGATCAGGCTGTGACCAATGGCCTGATTGCGCCGGGCGTCTGGAATGGAGGGCCGATCGGGGAGTTATCTTCTGGCGATACCCTGACCAAAGGGTACTACGCCTATATAACGCCGATGGCTCAGCAGGCGCAGGCGGACCGCGAAAAGCGCAAAGCGCCGCTGATTCAGGTGGCCTGCAAGCTCGCCGGAGCTATCCATTATGGCGATGTTCAGATCAACGTAGTCCGTTAAGGGGAAATTGATGTCAACTTATTCATTCATGGACATTACGGCGTCCTTAACCGGGCCGACTGGCGCGCTCGATCTGGGGTACGGATCTGCAAACTCAGATGAGGGCATTGTCGTTGCAATGGGCGAAGCTAAAAACACCATGACAATCGGAGCAGATGGTGAGGGCATGCACAGCCTGCACGCGGGTAAATCCGGTACGGTCACGGTAAACCTGCTTAAAACCTCCCCGGTTAACAAGAAACTGTCGATCATGTACAACGCGCAGCAGCTGTCATCCGCGCTTTGGGGAAATAACGTAATTGTCGTGCGTAACACCGCTTCGGGAGACTTAGTCACCGCCCGCGGTTGCGCGTTTCAGAAGATGCCTGATTACAGTAACCCAAAGGTCGCCGGCATGGTGGCGTGGGTGTTCGACTGTATCAAAATCGATGAGGTTCTCGGGGAGTATTAATTGTGGAATTTGAGATTAAAGGGGTGCAATACCGCACCCGTAAACTCAGCGTTTTCGCTCAGCTGAAAGTCACGCGCAAGCTGCTGCCGGTTCTCGCCGGCATCATGCCAGACGTTCAGAGTATTAAAGAGGCGCTGCCGGTCGATGGTGAAAAAGCAGATCCGCAGGCAGTTTATCGCGTGCTGGAAAAGGCTTTGCCGAAGATTGCAGAGAAGCTGGCGGACATGACTGAGGAAGATACCAACGCGATCATCTTTCCATGCCTGTCGGTGGTGGCGCGCCAAAACGGTAAGGCCTGGGCGCCGGTTATGCAGCAGAGTGAACTGATGTTTGATGACATTGACATGATGAGCATGCTGCAGATGGTTGGTCGGGTGGTAGGCGACAGTCTCGGTAATTTTTTGCCCGTAGCCCCCGGCAGCGAGACGCAGCCCCCGCCAGCGGCCTGATCCTCGATACACTTCCCGATGGTGAAGATTACCTGATGCGCCCGGTTGATGCCGGGTACATCAGCTATTCGGCGTTGAAAGATGGGTCTGTAGATCTCGCTGATATTGCCCGGATGAATGACTGGCTTGACCTCAAGGCAGATAACAACGCGCGGATCCGCCGCTGGGAACAGGACAACCAATGAACGCTGAAACCATCAAAGATTTCCTCATCTCGCTGGGCTTCCAGATTGATGACGCCGGCGCACGCAAGTTTGATGCGGTTGTCGCCGGCACTACCGTGAAAGTGGTGCAGCTGGGTACCGCTGTGGAAGCGGCCGCGCTATCCGTGCTGGCCTACACAGCCAAAATTGCCAGCGGCCTTGATCAGCTGTACTGGTCGTCTCAGCGCACGGGCGCTACGGCGGCAGGTATTCAGGCGATCGGTTATGCGGCCGCGCAGGCGGGTTCAAGCGCGGAAGCCGCGCGCGGTTCGCTGGAGAGTCTTGCCCGCTTCATGCGCAGTAGCCCCGGCGCGGAAGGTTTTCTGAACCGCCTGGGTGTGCAGACCAGGAACGCAAAAGGCAACATGCTGGACATGGCCACCATTTTCACTGGTGTGGGCCAGCGGCTTAACAGCATGCCCTACTATCGAGCCAACCAGTATGCGCAGCTGCTAGGCATTGACGAAAATACGCTGATGGCGATGCTCCGCGGGCTTGGCCAGTTCAGCGGCCAGTATACGCAGATGGCGAAGGCTATCGGCTTCAACGCAGATCAGGCAGCTGCCAGCTCTAACCGCTTCATGACGTCTTTGCGCGCTTTCGGCCAGATGGCAGGCATGGCGCGCGATAAAATCGGTTCAAACCTCGCTGAAGGCTTATCCGGCTCAATCGATACGCTGCGCAAACAGATAGTCGACAACTTCCCCAAAATCGAAGGGGTTATTACCAGCGGCGTTAAAGGGCTTCTCTGGCTTGCTGAAGCCATCGGCAGGGTTGTTTACCGGCTGATTCAGGCCGGCGCTGACATCATGAGTTGGTGGGCATCGCTGGATAAGTCCACTCAGCGTCTGATTGAGATATTTGGCGCGCTGATTCTCGCCTGGAAGTTACTGAATAGCGCCTTCCTGACATCGCCCATCGGCATCATAACCGCGCTCGGCCTTGCCATTCTTGCGCTATATGACGACTACAAAACGTGGAAAGAAGGCGGCAAGTCCCTCATCGACTGGAAGACGTGGGAGCCGGAAATCACCAGCGCCGTTAAGGCTATCGATGACCTAAAAAACCGGGTGCTGGAGCTGCTCAACATCGATCCGCAAACGTGGACCGCAAAATGGGACCTCAGCAACCTGACGCAAAACCTCGGCAGTCTGGCGCGCATGCTTGATGGGATAGCGCGCCTGATGAACGCCATCAAAGATGGCAGATGGGCTGATGCTTACGCCGCCGGGCGCGACATTCTGCAGCAAAACAATAATGCCGATGCGCTGCCGCAGGTAACCGACAGCGCCAATGGCGCAGCTGACTGGTTAAAGGCAAAAACCGGTTTCGATACACGGAGCATCGGGCAATGGGTGCGTGGCAAGTTTTTCGAGCGGCCAGAGCCAACAAAAAATGGCGCCGCGCTGCTTGGCTGGCTCGGACCGACGCTTAACAGCCTTGAGCAGCTCTACCGTCTTCCCACCGGATTATTGCGCAGCGTGGCGATCGCTGAGTCTTCAGGAGACCCGAACGCAGTATCTGGCGCTGGCGCGCAAGGCCTTTTTCAGCTGATGCCGGGAACAGCAAAGGATCTGGGTTTACGGGGAAATGACGCTTTCGACCCGGTTAAATCTGCTGGCGCGGCGGCCAAATATCTCGGCCAGTTGCTGCAGGCGAACGGCGGTGATTTGAGTAAGGCGCTGGCGTCGTATAACTGGGGGATTGGCAATGTGCAAAAGCACGGCATGGCGCTGATGCCGGATGAAACGCGCAATTACATACCGCGCGTTCTTAGCAACATGCCGTCTGCCGGTGGTGCGCAAATCAGCCAGGAAACCAATATCCATATCCACGGTGTCAACGATCCGGCGCAGGCGGGGAAAGCGGTCGCTGATCAGCAGACTTCCGTTAATTCTCGATTTAGTCAAGTGATGTCAACGGGGCCCCGATAATGGACGTTATATCCACGCTGTTTTCTCTTCAGAGCAGAAAAATAGGCCTGATAGTGCCGGATGTGGTGGTGAGTGAGAAGCACAGCGATACGCTGGAAATCACCGAGCATCCGGTGGAAGACAAAACGCCGGTTGCTGACCACGCTTTCCGGCGCCCTTCGGATTTAGTGATGGAAGTTGGTTTCGCTGGCGGCGGCTCGCTGCTCGATTTACTGGATACATCATCAATCGGGGTTAGTCTTGGGCTGAGTCCGAAGGAGGTGTATCAGGAGCTTATCGACCTGCAGCGCAGCCGCGTGCCGTTCAGCGTCACGACCGGCAAGCGCATTTACAGCAATATGCTGATCCGCGTGCTGGATGTAACTACCGACAAAGCCACTGAGAACGTGCTGGCGGCCACGCTCACGCTGCGTGAGGTGTTGATCACCTCAACCCAGAGTATTGCTGTGGCTGACAAGGCAGATATGTCGCAGGGCGTCAGTACCTCAGCCGTGCAGAACGCTGGCGTTAAATCCACGGTACCGCAAAGCGAATCAATTCTTTCCAGGGTATCAAACCTGTTTTTGGGGGAATAATGCAGGCTAACGAGATACCGCTGTCGCCGGATAATCAGCAATTCACCACCGCGATTAACGGCGTTAATTACTCCATTCTAACGCTATGGCGAGATGACGCTGGCTGGATTATCGACTTGCTGGACAGCAGCGGGAAAGCAATCGTAACGGGCATTCCGCTGGTGACCGGCGCGAATCTGCTGGCGCAGTTCGCCTACCTCAATCTCGGTTTTGGCCTGGCGGTGGTATGCGATGACCCGGCGATGGATTACCCGACAAAAACTGATTTAGGGATCCGCAGCCACCTGCTCGCGGTAACGGAGTAAGCATGTCACAGAACTGGATGCGCCACTTTGAGCTGCAGATCCTCGCGGAAAACGGGCAGGGCATTAGCCTGAGCGACTTTAAGGTGGTTTTTAACATCGCCTGGACGGATACGCGCTGGCCGCGTGTTGCGATGGTGCGGATCTACAATCTGTCGAAGGATACGGCTTCGCGTATTCTGGGGCAGGAGTTCGCGAAGATAAAAATCATCGCGGGATACGATGGCATCGCGCAGCCAGTGGATGCCAGTCAGGTTAGCGTTGTAAAAAACATCAATGCCGCCGAAGTTGGCCAGTCTAACGGCACAAATTTCGGTGAGATATTCAGCGGCGACATTCGCTTCACGATTACCGGGCGCGATAACCCCACTGATACGTGGGTGCTG